CATGCGCCCAGAGGGAGATCGTAGCTTCTTTGGGATGTTAAGTAACATCATGGAGGTTACACAGGACTCATTCTTGCCCGTACCGGTGTCTAGAATTGACAAATACGAGAAGCCTGCTGAGTGGATAGCGGATACTTTTGCCCCATCTATCTTGCGCCCCATGATTGAGTATGCGATGAACACAGACGCATTGGGTCGTGACATTTACAACGCTCAGAAGAGCCGAGTAAGTGAAGTGTTTGTTGGTGGTGACAACATACCTGAGTTGTATAAAAGCGCGGCAAGGATGATGTACGACATTACCGGTGTGCCTGTTTCACCTAACGTAATGTATTTCTTTGCTAATAACTACGCAGACGGTCTGGCCCGGGTGATGCACAACGGTGTCAATGCCGCGCAATCGCTTGTAGGTAACAAAGAGTTTGACCCCCGCACTGACACGATTTTGTTTGACCGTTTCTTTGGTGCAGTGTCTAACGTAGATGCTCGAGAGTTTGCAAAAGTTGATAAGCAAATTAGAGACATTGCAAGCACGCTTAAAACTTTAGAAGATGATTCAGAGCGTTACGCTAAGTATCTGTCTAAGAATCCTACACATGAATACCTTGTTGAGCATTACAACTCTGCGACCAACGGTACTCTAAAAGATTTCCGGGAACAAAAGAACGACGTGCGCAAGATGCAGGAACTTACGCAAGCAGAACGCACAGCAATGCTACGCTACCTAACGTTAGGTGAAAACATTGTTAAGCGCGGTCTTTTGCATGAGTTTGACGCCCTTGATGTAAAACCTTAATTGATGCGCCACGCACGGACACCGAGGAAGCCATCCTCGGTTGTCTTATGCACTTTGATTCCTATGCCTTCGCGTTTAGCGCCATTCTGTATTGCGTACAGCATGTATGCAGGGCGCAGAGTTGGTATAAAGAAACTCTGCCCCACTTGCATTTGACTAAACGGAAAGATCCACTCCGGCTCTTCCAGTGGCATTGCCTCCGGTGGGTTCTTCTTCGACATGTTTAATTACTCCGCTTAAATCCGTTTTGAACTCATAGACATAAACACTTGCTATGCCTGCCGCGGCCTTCCATCCCGTACCAAGGCGTACCTTTTTATCGGTACTAACTAGAACACCGCTGTTCTTAAGCGCTTCCTCAAAAGCTTTGACACCCGCCTGACCTTTGGCAAGGAACTCTTTAAGTGGTGTCTTAGCAATCTGCAGTATCCCTAGATCAGCATCCGCTCGCATGAGCAACGCATTGCGCGGTTCCATTACAACTTTGTTATCACGGAAAGCCAACATGCTCTGCAGGTTTTGGTTCAGAAATTCACCAAGCATATTTTCGTAGTCAATGCCGCGAGTTGTATTCTGTTTGATAATCTTGCGAGTCTCAACTACCATGTACTGATACACACGCTCAATGTCAATCTTGATAATGCCTTCTTCTACGGCAATTTCTCCGGCAGCAAACACAGCCGAATACGAACTGTTGACAAAACGGTACTCACTCGAGTTAGTCAGGTCTGCAGTTAGGCGTAGTCTCCAACGGTTAATGCGTTCACGAATTTGTTCTTCAGGAATATTAAGAAGGGCGGCAATGAAGCGTGGGCCTGCATGACCGTAGTGAACGTGAAACGGCTCAAACATTTCTATACCCCGTGCATCATCTAACTCAAATCCGGGAACCATAGGTTTCTCGACTGTAAACTCCAAGTAGCGTACTTCTTCTGCGCCCACATTCTTCTTATACTGAGCAATCTTTTCCCGTGCAGATTGGTTCATGTTAATCATAGACAACAAACAGGACATGAGCGATAGAGGGCGCTCGGCGTTTGTTGATGACTGCAATCTAATCTTACCGCGGCCTGCACACAGCGCATAAATTAATTTAGACAATACCTCGCCTGTAGCGTTAGAGAATTCATCCAAACCAAACATGTGATTCTTAAGAGTCAACATGCGCTGAATCAAACCGTTATCAGTTGCATCCATGACTGCAAGGGGTTTAGGTTCGCCATAGACACTTAAGCCAGCGTACAACGCACCTGATTTGCCAACGCCTGTCAACCCAAGCAAACCTACAACTGCGCCATGTACGTTTGTGTACTTAAGCAGGGGTGACCCTAAACCATATAACAATCCAAACGCATGGAACTCATAGCCCGGATCGTTTAACATGTCAGCCGCTTTGCGCCAACCTTCGTATGTGCCTTTAGGTTTAAGCAGATTAACAATTGGTTTAGACAATGGTGATGGAGGGCATTCGCTAACCTTTCCATTCCGGTGATACTCTTTTTCACCAAGCACATAGCCTGTCTCTGTCCAACCTTGCTGGATGCGCATGGTCTGAGCAGAGTCTGTCTCGATCATGTAGTTGCCCCATTTGGTTATGTATGTCATTAGTAATTGCACTTTCGTTGGGTTGTCAAAAAACACGCCATTGCTGGACATGATCTTTTTAAATTCCTCTTGTGCCGATACAGACTTCATCGGCAACATAAACTCCCTTGCACCGTCGCGTGGCAATACAAGCCTCATGTTTAAACACTCACCGTCGTATGGACTGAACAAACGCTTTGTTGGGTAGAGGTCGTACTTAGTTAGCAGGATTGGGTCATGCTCTGTGATTGATCCATCCTTGTTTGTCTTAGTTGGTGGCTGGTAATAGATACCGCCATGCACACCTTTAACAAACGGCTTTAGGAAGTCCGGTAGGTGGAGAGGTGCGTCTTTCGGAATCTCCCGAATTGGCTCCGCTTCATCGGTGGCGTCTTGCGTTGGTTCGGGTTGGACTGGGGCTTTGGCGATAAGGAATGTTTTTCCAAGGGCGTATGGTGATCTAAACTTTCCTTTGAATTGGCATCCCTCACATCCTTTTGGATTCTTGTGTTTGAATCTGTCTTCAATAACAGTGCAGGTATGCGTTCCTTCGATTGCTTTGCGTATCTCATTGCGCTTTCTTTCTGTTTCTTCGTATGTATAGTTTTTATGCCCCTTGGATGCTTCGTGTGTTGCTTCATCGGCGTCGACACAAGCTTCGGCAATGGTTAGCACTGAGTGCCACATAGGTTCATCAGCATTGTTTTGATGCATCAAATACCATTTAAGTTGATTACATCCCTTACCTTCTAAGCTATCAATAGCAATTTTGTTAAAGCGAAACTCGTAGTTGTCCATGCCAAGCATCTTGCGAGTCTCGTCATCGATTCCTTTCTGAACGCTCTTTAAACTAAACACACTGTCATCCGGGGCCGCATCGATCTGAACGCTATCCAATAGCGCAGTCAGTTCTTCAAACGGATACGTAATCAAGTCACTGAGCAAAGCGGTTGGTAGAGGCGGAACATTGGGGCGCTTTTCCTTGCCCCAGTTCAACGTGTCAGGGCAACGAATCAATCGTGCCGCATCTGCCGGAACAGCGGTGTCAATCTCAAACCCAAGGTCAAGCGCAAGCTTCTTAAACTTTTCGGCATGGGGTTTCCAAACTGATGTAGCAACTTGTTCGTCAAAGATCCAATACGCATACAACCCTCTCCCAGAGTTGAGACGCACAGGTTCAGGAAACCCTGAGTCCTTGATGAACTTGTCGAGCGCCAACATGCCATCCTCTTGGGTGGCATACGGCTTGTCTTCTCCACAATCAATGTCTAAAAAGAAAGACTTGATGTAGATACTGTTTACTGCTTGTCGGCTGAATCCTTCAAACGTGCTAGGTGTGAAGTATGTATTCATGCCCTTTTGAGAGTTGAAATAATCAATCAGCTCAAGAACTTCGTCTACTGTTTCGCAATAGCGAGGAATGATCTTCCCCTGCATATTGATCCCTGCCACGCAGTAGTAGCCCTGCGTAGGCGATATTGTTTCGTAAAATTGTTTAGTCATTGGATCGCAGAGACAATTAGGGCGGGAACTAGCCCGCCCAACTAGCAAACTTATTTGCTTTTGAATGTCTTACGAACTTGGGCTAGATAGACTTTTGCTTTCTTAAGATTAACTGCTGGCAGAATCCCCGTCTTAATGTCTTCCTCGACCTTATTCATAAATCGTTCAATAGCGCCATGTCTGGCACTACGGATCGGCTTACCACGAAACCAACTATGTATCGTCATGCGTGATACACCGAAGATAGGGGCAAGGTGCTGAGTAGGTAAGTTTGCTCTTACACAAACACGCGCTAACTCAGTACCAAGCCGACCATCCATTTCGTTGTCAAGGGCTTGCAGTAATTCCAATCCGTAGGGTCGTGCCATATTATTTTTTAGTCCACTTCTTGATGATCTCTGTTGCATCCTCTACGGGTTCAACAGCGGCCTTCTTCACGCTCTCGCGCTTTACGGGTTCAGCTAAAGCAGGTGCTTCAACTTCATCGGGTGAGTCAGCTTGGAACACTGTCAGCTTGATAGCATTCTCTGCCGCCATGCTCTTGCTCTGCTTCATGATTGTGTCTTTCAACTCAGGCGGTACTGCTTGAGCAGGAGAGAACAACACGCGAGGCACTGGGGCTTTGATATCAAACTGCATCTTGGTAATGATCTTACCTGCACTCACGTTGTTGTTAGCCAACATTTGAATGAAGGGACGGAAAGGCCATCTGCCGTTTTCCTCTTTACCAAACGAACTCATTGCTGGCAACACCAACTGATACACATCGCCTGCGGGATCGTTAGGCAATACCACGGCAGTGCGCCATGACAACTTGCACTTAGTTCCGTTACCGCCCTGACCGCTTCCCTTAACAGAGTTAGGGCAGTTGTCGCACGAAGCCGCTGCCGGCGTTGGTACAGATGGGTCAGGCTTCTTAGAGTCACTAGACCAGCAAGAAGGTGAAGTCTTCTCGCCCTCACGATACGCGCCTTCGTAACAAGTACGTGACGCTTCGTGTGCCATCTTTACAAAGATGACGTTCATCCAATTCTCTTCGTTGACGCTGACTTCCTTGCCGCCAACGATCTTGCGGAACACTCGTCCCTTGATCGAAATGCGCTTAGAGCCTTTCGTTGCACCGCCTGCTACAGCAAGTGTATCTTCGTCAAGCCCTTGTTCAATAAGGGCTGGGTTATTCTCAAAAAAGTTTGCGAGTTCGTTACTCATAATGTTTCTCCGACTGTTTTAAAACTGATTTAATTAAACGCGCTCAGTGGCTTTACGTACTGTAATAGCCATCTCACGCATGGCATTCACTCCGGGCGGTAGACCTTCGTCCTTATGCTCAGACATGAATTCTTTGAAGTTCTTTTGATGGATGCGACGCTCGAACAAATCGACTGCACCATGCGCAAGAACAAATTCTTTAAAGTTGTCCCAATCTGTACAGAAGAAACGTTCTTTGACTGAACGCATGACTGTGCCGTGTTGGGTGCGGATGCTGTCCGCATTGACTTCACTACAAGCTTGTAGCATTACCTTCTCCAGACCTTCCATGTCGCCCTTGAGGGCTTCATCTTGTTGTTCAAATAATGCCTTGAGTTTTTCACGTTCATTGCGAATTGTCAAGTATGCTTTTACTAATTCTTCCATGTTAACCATTGTCTTCAATCTCCAATTCAAATTTATACAGATCAACTAATTTATCGTGCAAGTCAACTTTGTTTTGCAACATCTCAAAAACTTTGCGCTCAACTTCTGAGCCTTGAAGATGTACAACCGTCATTTTGTTTTGTTGACCGTAACGATCCATTCGTGCAATGCACTGCAAATATGTTTCTACTGACATAACGGGCGACCAAAACACAACTGTGTTAGCCGCGGTAAGTGTTACGCCATGTGATGCCGCTTGTGGTTGAATGATTAGCACACGCGGGTCTGTTGCTGTCTGAAACCTATTAAAGATTTCACTGCGCTCTCGCGCTGATACGCTTCCTGAAATAATTTCGTTTGTATATCCTTCCTTAGTTAAAAAATTACTGACGACTACAATTGTGTGTCGATACGGCACAAACACAATCACCTTATGCTCTGTCTCTTCTAAAACTTCCTTCAACGCTTGCTTGCGTGGTGAGATGTCAAACTCAACAACTTCACCACTATCGGTGTAAACTGCGCCACCCGAGATCTGCAATAGCTTCGTAAGGCTTGCCGCGGCATTGACTGTGCTGATCTGCTCTCCTGCCGCTTTGATCAGCATGTCTTTCTTTAAGTCACGATAAAACTTTTGAGCTTGAGGTGTCAGAGGGACTTCCCTAATCTGGTAAACAACATCAGGCAAGTCGAGGCACTGCGCTTTCTCAAAACGAATAGCTGGCTGAAGTGCATTGAAAACTGCGTCGCGTGCAGTACTCTTTGGCAACCACTTGAACCGAGTCACTTGTTGCATGACTTTATCGCGCCACGCCGTTACGAATTTAGGTACACCGCTTGGATTAACCAGTCGGGCTAAACCAAATGCGTCAAGCGGAGACTGCGAGGCAGGCGTACCTGTCATCATCCATAGGTACGTATCCATCTTTAGGATGCGAGCAAGGATCTTCCAGCGCTGTGTTGACGTTGTTTTGTATGCGTTAGCTTCATCAATGATGATGAGGTCAAAGTTACCTTCTGAGATTTCTTTCTGCACTACGCCCACACCGTCGTAGTTAATTACAACGAAGTCGTAGCCACCCTCAATAACTTTTTTACGTCTGCTTGCAGAGCCATGCGCTACGCCACATGTGCGGTGCATTGCTGTCTTGAACAGATCGGCTTGCCACGCAGAAAACATAATGGAAAGCGGACAGATCACCAGCACTCTACGGATGATGCCTTTGTTCATTAGGTAGTCAGCCGCCCATATTGCCGCTGATGTTTTGCCTGTGCCTGCTTCGTTAAAACAGAATGCGCGTCTGCGCAAGGAAAGAAACTCTGATGTTTCTTTTTGGTGAACAAAAGGTTGGAACAAACCCGGCCAGTTGTATTCCTTGAGTATCGGTGAGGGAACTTTTACATCACGCGGTACGAGAGTAGCAAGGCGCTCCATCTCGGGCAGTTCCCAATTAACTAACACTTCAGACAATCCTGATTCAGTGTTTAGAATTTCACTCTTCTCGATACACTTGCAGATGAACTCAGCCTCTTCAGTCGGGGCTTTAAATTTCACTGCACTATCTAAAACTACTTGCATACTATCCTTGAACTAAATTATGGGTGTCAAGCCTGACGCATCTGAAAGTCTGCGGGGAGTCCGCGATGCCGCTTGACTGACGAAGTTATATGGGGTCAAAGTCTGCAAAACCCCCCTGATGACTCACCCTCGCCTTACAGTCACATCCTAAGTATATACGGGCAATAATTAGTTTGTCAAGTTCTCTTTCGTTCTTTTTTGCTTGTTTCTGATACGAGGTTTCCCTTAGAGTCGCGCTTGAATGAACGGTTTTGTGCAACGCTTTGAATGCGCAATCCATTTTTATTTGAACCGCCTTTGTCTAACGCTTTAACGTGAGCAACATCTTTGCCTTCACGTCGATCAGCTTTACCATTGCCGTTAGCATCATCTCCGGTCTTGTCGATTGAACGACGACCACGCTGACGTTCCATGCGACGCTCATGTTCGCCACGAGCAACTTGTTGCTCATACTCTTTCTTGTAGGGTCTAGGCTTGTTGACGTATGCCATATGTATCCTTTAATGCTCTGTCAAGTTCTTTGGGGTATTCGGCCTCTGCTCTTTCAACAGTACACAAGCGTGTATCAACAGGCTCTAGTCCTCTTCGCATAACTGTGTACCCATCATTCTCTCTGTGCCGATAGAGAAAGCCATCTTTAATATAGTACCAAGTTTCGCTAGCCATTACTTCCCCTTGTAGTGAGTGCAGTCAGACACTGGACACCAACCGCAGAGTGGTGTAGGGTTCTCTTGCCACACGCCATTCTCGTACGAGAGTTGCAGGCGTTTTAGTTGGGGCGCAAAGTCATCCCAGTACTTGTCAATTTTCTCACGCTGATATTCAGAAGTCACAAAATCGTTGTGAGCAACAAACAGAAGTCCTGCCTTGAAATGCGTGACCTCGGGGAAATACTCAAACCCCATCAACGCCATGAGTTGAAGTTGTTTGGGATCGGGGTACTTGTTGCTTCCGGTTTTATAGTCAACGATATAGCCTTGATCACCATCAACCACCATCAAGTCAGCAATGCCACGCACCCAGTAATCCTTTGCGCCAAAAGTACAGGGTTGTCTGTTTATGGTTAATGCCATGCGGTACTCGGGGTACTTGACGCCTTCCATGTCACGCAGGGGGTCTAGCTGTTTGCCAAAGTGTTCGTAGTTTTTAGCTAAGGGTTTACCCTCTTTCACGTAGTCTTCTAGCGCACTGTGGACTTGAGTCCCATAACGCATCTCGACTGTGGCTTTCTTCTCGTAACGCTTGAGGACTTTAACCTCGTTGTATTGCCGTGGGCAGTTAACAAAGTCTTTGAGACCTGAATAAGACCATTTAATTTCTTGCATACTGAATCCTTACTAAAGTTTTTAGAGAGCTAAATATTAACAGTCTCCGTACCTTTCTGCAAATTCAGCTTCACACGCGACAGGCAGTCCACTCGCCCACGCTGGAGGCGTAGACATGAGACCAGTTATTATCTTTACCGCTTTCTCTGCCTCGTCTTCCGGCACAACGACAACTGCCGCGTCATGTACAGTCAATACAACCTGATAGTACTTTTGTATCTGAACCATCTGCTCGCCCACGATGATCCTTGCTAGGGCTTGCACCACGTTCTCTACGAACGTGCCACCCCAAATAGATACAGAACCCTTGCGGGAGTCATAGACAGTCCGGCTCTTAGTTATGTCAGCTTCATCCTCCACCTCGGACACAATAGTCTCATCCTCCTTGCGTAGATTCTTATAGCGGATACCTAAACCATTGGGTAAGGTAATCCCGTCCTCGTCTACTAAGACGCACTTGTGTTCACCAAAGTACAGGCTAGTATCTTTCTCAAATGTTTTATCAATCATTTTATTAAGAACTGTATCGCCTTCCTTCCACAAGTTCTTGATGTCCGGATAAGTCTCGCGGTACACGTCAATGATTGTTGAACCCTCTGACTCGGTAAGGGTGCGCCCCATGCCCTTGAGTTGCATCACAAACTTCTTACCACCCATGCCGTACCCTGCGCCAAGAATCGTAGTCTTGCCCACGAACCTCTCATCCTTGCTTATCTCTTCTATGGGTTTCTTATAGATCTTTGATGCCATGATCTTGTATACGTCTTCTTTATCTGCAAACGCTTTTACTAGATCAGTCTGTCCTGATAGCCAAGCCAGCACCCTAGCCTCAATCTGAGAAGAGTCACAGTTGATAACGACGTAACCTTCTGGCGCTCTTACCGCACGTTTGAGGGCTTTCTTCTTGGGGTCACGGCTAGGTAGATTCTGAAAGTTAACCTTGTCGTAGCCTGCCCACCGCCCTGTATGCGCACCATAGTACTTCAAGGGTATAGGCAATGCGCCCTTGTTGCGGATGCCAATGTCAATGAACCGCTGAATGCGTGACTCTTCCATCGTTGACTTCGTACCAAGGCGCACAGCGCAGAGGTGCTGAATGAATGTATCCTCATGCTCGATCAACTCAATGAACTCGGGGTCACCCTTGGCAAGGGCTAGCGTGGGCTTTCCGGTTGTCTTGCTAGTCTTCATCTTAGGCTCAACACCGAACGACCGCAGTACATCAGCAAACTGTTTACCACTTGACAGTTTCTTGCGCACCGCCTCCTCATCCTCGCACTCCATACTCTCCTTGAGAGATGCCAGCAGCTCGTTCTTTTCTTTCTTTAATAACTCTAATCGCTCATGCAGTAGAGGCTCATCAAGAATGAGCTTGGGATGTGTAAACATCCGTATTGTCATATCTATCAGTTGTAACTCACTTGCGGGGAATTTAGTTGCAAGCCTTGTGAAAAGGTCAAAGGTTAACTGCACGTCATTTTTGCAGTACTCACCATATTGCGCCAAGTCCTCGGGCGTAAAGTCAATCAGGTACTTGCCGATCGCCTCGACAACCTCAGTACCCTTCTTACCTATCTCATACCTCTCAGCCAAGGCCGCGAGAGAACCGCCGGCCTCTACGCCATGAACCGCCCTTGCCATGCACAAGGTATCAAGGTAGAACTTAGGCGAGATACCAAAGAACCATTTAAGGATTGCGCCATCAAACATAGTGTTGTGACAAAGCAACGTACTGTTGCGCCAGTCAAAGGACAGCAGTGTCTTACGCAATGCCTCTCGGTTGCCTGAGTACCACACAGGCTTGCCATCGTCAACTTTAACGGCAACGCCAATCACCTCAAACTCATTTGATCGGATGTATTCTTCTGTAGGGAATCGGGTCAGACTGAAAGACTTTGAGTAAAACGTCTCGAAGTCAAGGGTAATTAGGGACAAAGCGAACTCCAAAAAAAGCAGGGGCTAGCCCCTGCTGTGTGTAAAAGGAAGAATTAAGCGTAGAGTGGTTGCAGTTTGAGTGCGTACCAAACCATCTTGTCTACATCCTTGCCTGCGTCATCTTTGTAACCTATCCGCGTTAAGTACTTAACGACGTTACCCTTAAGATACCCACGGAACTCCTCGGGTGTTAGCTTGGCTTCGATTACATCAATCGTTTCAATGCCACCGATCTTGTAGTGCGGGGGATGATTAACATCATCGATAGATCTTTGCATACGCACCTTGGGCTTTGTCGCATTAAACACAAGGCGACTCATCTGCTCGTCAGTCAGGTTGGTCTTGTCGTCTTTGCCCATTGTTACACCTTGCACTTTAACTAATGGATCAGGTGTAGCTGATGCTTTAAGTTTCTTGCGTGCTTGGTGCATTGCAGAATACACATACTGAATGGTTGTGCCAAGTGCTTCTGCAACTGCTTTTGCTTTTGCTGTGGGATGATCCTTGATGTAGTTACGGATCTTCTGTATTTTGCTAAGTTTTTTAGCCATTGTCTTTCTCCAAAAATTTAAAAGGGATTGCTATGATGGGGGTTAAATTTTATTTGTCAAGTAGGTTTATCCTCCTTTTTAAAAATATTTTTATAGTATGTTTTAGGAAACGGATCTTTCTTATCCAATAAGTCTCTTAACCATTCAGCACCGCCAAGATGATTAAGAATATAAAACTGTCTATCGGACATTCGTACCTGTCTACCTATAAGTGGCTCGGGCGGTTTAGGTCTTGGCATTACGTTTCATACTCCTTATATTTACAGCAATGCTTGCCATAGTGTCGGCTTCAAAAACTTTCATCTTTTCAAACTCAATAGCAACTTCTTCTAACGTGTCATTGCGTATCTTCTCGTATACCTCATTGACTTGACGCTTGCGCCAACCTGATGAGGCTACGTAATCCTGAATGTCATCGTCATCCATTGTTCATCTCCTTAAGCTTGGCTTCATGTGCCGCCATAATGTCTGCAACGTATGGTTTATTAGCCATGCTGATTTCGTGTCGCTCTTCTTTGGTCAGCCCCACCCATGTGCGCTGTGTATACAAAGGCAACACCTGACCAAGCGGTGTAAACAGAGGGCTGTCTTTATCTGTACTGACCG